GGATATAACATTTAAAGTTCCACTAGACGTAAAAGTATGAACTTTATATGTAAAGCCACAGTCTGTTATAGTTGATATTGAACCACCTGTCGCTTCAAACGGGGTGGCTCCAGCTAATAAAAGTTGTTGAATGCTCATATTACGAAAGCCCGGCCCCTGATATAATCCACTCAGTTGAAGCAATCTTAATGGCTGTGGCAATACCATTGGCTTTTAGCGATCTGTTTCCTGTTGTGCCTTTATCGGCCAAGCGCATAGTGTCAGACGTTATAGAAATTGTTATGACGCCGGCGGCATTTTGATTAATAAAAGTAATAGCAGTGCCGATTGGATACGCAACAGATGCATTAGATGGAATGGTCCATGTTCTAGCTGTGGTGTCGCCCGACGGATGAAGAATATGTTTACCAGCATCGCTTGCCACTGTAGTATATGCAGAACTTTTTGATAATTGGGGCACTGCTCTTATTTCTTGAACGCCATCTATTGTTATCTTTACAGGTGTTATAGTGTTATCTGGAATTTTAGTAACAGTAACTGCGCCCGATGCTATTTTTCCTTCAGTTACAGCGTTTGATGCAAGTTTAGACTCTGTAACAGCGCCATCAGCAATCTTTGCTTCGGTTACAGCGTTTGATGATATGTTTGTTGCTGCAATAGTAGATAGCGTTGATATAGACCCAAGACCAAGCGTTGCTCTTGTGGCAACGGCTGTAGTATCGTCTAGCATACTTTTTGCAAAAGTTGTAACTGTGTAAACGTCATAGGTGCTTGCACCGGTTTTTTCTATAGTGCCAGAAGAATCAGATAGTGTTGATAAATTAGACAATTTAGTAGAATACGCCTGAACATCAGATCCAATAGTTAGGCCAAAGGCCGCCTGTGCGCCTGGTACGTCATTAGCAACAACGTTCGTGAATACGAGGGTGTCTGTCGTTAAAGTAGAATTTACCGTTGTATTACTAAACGTGGCAGCTGCTGGCGTAACTGCACCTATTATTGAATTCTCAATTGATGTTGTTGATATTGATGAGTTGGTTATAGTTATAGAATCAAAACTAGTAAGATCATTAATACCAGTAACCAAGTCGTTAATGGTGTTTATAACATCATCAAAAATTGCAGTGTTTTTATCTATTTGTATAATTGCCATCTAATCTATATTCTTCCGTTTATTTGTTAGACAACATCTCTAATAGTGTGTCCATTTTTTCTTCAAGTCTATCAAGTCTATCTATTTGAGAAACGCGTCTTTCTTTGGCCAACTTTGCATCTATAAGAGCAGATGTATTAGTATTTATAATGGCTCTTGAAGACGAATCTCTTAATAGGTGTTCTCTATCTTTTATTTGTTCTTTCATATTATGTGCCAAGCGCTATTGTTCTAAAATCGACTATTAACGGAACAGCAGATGTTTTATTAGACGTCATGACAATTTTTATTGAATAATTCGAAAACGCGTCTAGGCCATCTATTTCAAAGACATAATCCTTAAGCTGTTTAGAAAAATCTGGATAGTTGATTTTTGTCAATTCAACGTATGGTAAATCTTTAAAACTAACATCAGATGAAGCATCTGGCATATGTTTAATGTAAACGCTGATTTCAGATCCAAACAATCTTCTACAAGCAAGATATACTCTGGCTGCTTTTGCGGGTATTTCTAATGCAATTTTCTTTGTAATATATCTAGCAATAGCGTTTCCAGAGTTTGGTTCATCTTCGCCTGTTGTTAGATTGTTTATTCTGTTTGACACAACAATCAGAGACGCCCGTTCTAGATCAATAACGGGTGATACATTAGAATTATCAGTGGACAAGATAGATCTTATATGCACAGATTTCGCAGCATTTTCATTATCTACAGAATAAACAAACCGTTCATCTGGTAATTCTAGGTTCTCTTTAAGATTAAACGGAATATAATCTCCATCAAGAACGTTCGATTCATCTCTTAAACGTAAGCCCCACGACATTTCCGTATTGGGTAGTAGAATTGTTTCAAACAAAGGACAAATAACATCGGCTCTAAGATTTGGCGTTCCGTAAATAGCAGTACCACCACCTCGGCCAGATAACGTGGCTGTAGAAGTTACTGCTATTGTGAAATTATCCATGTCGATATATGTTATAGCGTGTGTGGCGTTCAATTCAGAAAATGGTATGCCATTTAAATCCTCAGAGAATCCAGATAGTGTAATTTCATTCGTGTCTAACATTCCATGATCTGGAAAATATACGTTGATAACAGCTGAACTAACTGACGTTGTAAATGTGTCTTCTAGCATCAATCTAGTTGACACTTCGCCGTTTTTAAATATAATGTTGCTAGACACTGCAGTGTCAAAATCGCATCTATGAAGCGTAAATTTAGCGTCAAGCTCTTGGTCGGGGGTCCAGGTGCTAGTATTTTGAGATTTAAATAACGAGCCAGCGTATGGCTGTTGTGATATTCTCTCTCCTGATATAACGTCAAAGGATCCAATGCGTGAAACCCATATTTCATACTCTGACGAATTGGCCCTAAGCATAAAACAATACTCCTGGCCTTCTTGTAAAAACACGGGACTTTCAAACACAAACTCCGTTGCAATAGTAGCATCGCCAGATATAGTAATATCTTCTGGGTTTATAGTAACCTCTGAAAACGGTGCTATTACTTGCCCTGGATACCCGTTAACCATATTTCTAATTTGAAGCGTTATTGGAACTCCAGTTCTATCTTTAGTCGCAAAGAATATGTCCACTTTTGATAGAAATACGCCACCAGTTTTATCAACCAAGAACGACTGAGCAACAGGATCAGAGTACTTAATAATAACCGACTCTTTGGAACTTCCTATAACAATACTACGGGAATCTGTTACGTTTTGAGTAACAAGTGTGGCTGTTCTAGTTGATATGATCGTGTCTTGTACTGTCTCCAAAAGCCCTTTTGCTATATATGTCCCATCTGAATTAGTTCTTTGCAATTCAAAATCATTATTAACATTATCGGTTAACGTAAATGTTTTTTCGCCAGTTCTGAAACGTATTTCATCATTGTTTTTAATTGAAAATGTCCCATCTATATATCCGTGAACGTCTGTTATTAGAGGATCTCCTAAGGCGCCAGAAGACGGTTTACAATAATCAGTAACTGGTATATTATCAAAAAATGGATATACACGTGTAAATGGTTTTAGATTTTTAACTTCAAAATTAACATCGTTTTCACGCATAAACGGAATTACAGTTGTAGTAATAACTTTATCACCCTGCGATTCAGTATATCTAGACTCTACGACCGAATATGACACACCAGATTTTGTTTGCCCAGAAGTAGTTGTATTAGAATATATTTCTTCTATTGTACCGGTTTTAATACGACCAGCTGTTTTACCCCGCTGAGATATGTTAGTACCATCTAAGTCAGAGAATAACTGTTGGCGATCTACCAATGTTCTTGTAGACCCGGTCCATGTTGTTTGCCAATCGTTCCAAATAGTTTTTCCATTATATGCGGCCAGTTGATCAGCAAGCCCATCGTCTTCATATATAATGTAATCAGCAACGCGTTGAGTTTCATACCATTCGTCCGATGAAGGTATTAATTTAGTAGTCCCTTCCCAATTGAACACATCATATGGATTAACGTTTATCTTTTCAGACGCTACTGGTTGAGTAATAAACGGCGTGACAGTATATGGTAGTGTTATTAGATCACCAGTTTTTTGAAAATTACTAGAACCACCTTCGTCTATTAACATTTTAACAGAATCTGAATAAAAAGATGGTCTAAGAATACCTAAAGAGTTATCAATAGAACAACGGTATTCAGACAAACTTGAATTTCCAACAAAGTGTGATGTGAAGTTGTCTACAAGAAAACCAGATTTAAACCGATTTAAACCAGTTCCATCATCAATAAACAGAGATTCTGTTGATTTCTCAAGTAAGGACAAACTCGAATAATATTCCAGCGATTCAATTCTTTTTTCTAAAGAACCAATATCCCTCATAGTATATCTTTTGTTGTCTACTTTATTAACATATATATCAGATACACTAAAAGTATAAGGTGGAATATTAAATTCGTACAACGTTATAGTACCAGAAGGGGATGTTGGCGTTTTAGGATTTAATGCAGGTGTTCCTTTTATGATAGAAAATTCCCCCGTGGAGTCTAATACTAATTTATCAACCCTTCCTAAGTAAAATGAATAGTCACACCGAAATGTATTCCCAGGCGCCAGAATTTCAGATAGAACAGAAAAGGTGCTTCCTGTATTAGAAATTCTTGGGCGGAAATCTATACAATTACGCATGTCATACGATTTACCAGTTGTGACAGAGTCGTATGTATATATATCTTCATAATCAATAATAGCATCGTATGAGTCAACAGAAAAATAATCCCCAGAACCGTGTTCAAAATATCTATAATTAATCTGAATTGTTGTAGCCGGTAACACATATCCGGGCCTAGGAGATATAGAACCCCTGTCATAAAAGTTATCTCTTTGACCATTGTCTAGAATATATCTATCAGTAATATCGTTTGAAGAACTTGTGTCAATTATAGAAACTATGTCAAATATATCAGCCCTGTCCAATTGTATTAAACTTGAATGTGATAGGGTCTGTGATCTTGACGTTAATGTTTTTGTTTTCTCTACAGAAGTTTCTTTTATAATTGTGGCCATTACTGTTATTGTAGAGCCCTCTATATCAGGGGCGGTGATAACAACTTGTTTTCCTACTGGAGACCCTCCTAAGACAATGGTGTTACCTGCGGCTGTCATGTTAATGATATCACCGTTAGCGTACCCATTCCCTGTTGCGGTCCCAGAAGCTGTAACAACAGAAACCTGATAATTTGTTATAGAGTTTGGCGCGAATGTTTCCCCAGTACCAGCATTTAGTGTATATGTTGTTCCAGACATACTACCTGATACGTGTCTGCGAATTGTATATGTAGTATCTGATAGGTCATCGTCATCTTTAAGCGATTTAATTGCGTATTGTGGTATTTCTAATAATGCGTTGTTATTTTGTACGTCGCTTAGTATAGCCAAACCAGAACTTAAAATAACACTGGCGTTTTTAGAATCACCGGAATTTTTAATTCCTTTAATATCTGAAAATGCAAATACCCCATTAGTATCAGAATTCATATTAATATTGAATAAATATATTTTGTATACTGCGCCTGAATCGCCTGGTGTCCCAGAAACAAATTCAATACCACGAACTCTAGCAGTTCCTAACACGTCTCCGGGATAACCACCACCACCAACAGCAACCGAAACTAAGTCAACTTGCTCGTAAGTAGTAAAGTTGAATAGACCAGTCATGTTAGACACTGTTATGTAATTACCAATAAGTGACGGAAACGTTGCGTTGTTTACTGTGCCAAGCGTTCTGGTTTTTGGTGTCTCAAAAAACTTTGTGCCAACCGAAGATATTTCAAACCCTTCAACGTACGCCTTGCCGGGGTCCACAGCAAAAACCAACTTTGTTGGGTCGCCTTTAGGCGAAGGATAAACACCAAAATTAGTAGAAGAGTTTAAATGCTCACGTACTTGAACGCTCAACCCGTTAACTGTATACGACCCAGACTCATCTTTTGTTCGGCGGGCCAAGGTTTTTTCAAGTTCAGCATATTCTGGGTTGACTACAAATTTAAGTATGTTACCGTTTTCCACCCGTATAAGTTCAACAAAGTTGTCTGGTATTTCGGCTAATAACGAATATGCAGTTGCAACCATATCTATTTTATATCTGTGGGCTCCTGGAGCGTTGAAGTTTGGAGATCCTTGTGCAGGATCGACGAGGCTTAATTCTTCTTCTTCACTCACGAAACTATCTGTAATTGATAAGCCAATTTTAGCAGATGGGGATGACGAATACTTATTAACTATCATGGACTGTTGGTCAACTAGTAAGAAATACCCCTTTGCGAAATAAACGCCTCGCTGAATTTGAAATCTTGTTCCCTGACCAGTACACCCATTTGAATCGGTTATAGTAGTTGAACCAACAGACGTTCCAACTACATATATATCCTCACCCTGGTCAAATTTACTAGAAGTGACAAGCTCAATGGAAAGAGACGATGTTGTAGCAGTCGCGGTTTGTGACATTTTTATAGAATCATTATCTATAATTTCTGAGACGTACGAGCCAACTGGAATTCCAGCAGCTTCTATTTTGGTTCCAACACGTATAAACTGTGTAGCTGCAATTGATAGATTTGTTATGATGTTAGAAGACGATGTAATATTACCCTCTATTGTTCTAGTAGAATCGCCAGATAGATATGACACATACAACGTATTTGGATCCGCGCCATCAATTGGAATGTGTTCTATAACATTAGCGATGGCGCCAGACGATGTTCCACATATAAGTTTATCGTTGAAATCTGATGTATTAATGTCAAGCGAATTAAATTGTTGTTCCAATAAAACGTATTCGGCGTTAAAGTTTATGGACGCTTCTCCTGGCACAACCATTGAACCTTCTTTAAATATATTAAGGCCGAATCGCTCAACTTGTTTTTGAATAATAGATTGGATTTGTGATAACTCTCTAGCCTGTACTGCACGCCCAGGGTTAAAAAGAATTTCATAGAATTTCTTATTTTCATCGTAGTCGTTGAAGTATGGGGTGGTGTTTTTATCTAAAACCATTTTTATTTCCTAAAAAGATAGTACTATTTTTATTGTGTCGTTTTGCCCAACAGATCTTGAAACTGGAGGGCTGTTTTCAAATCCTAGTAATTGACCTGACATTATATTTATATCAGAGTTTGTATCGCCGACAGAGTAAACAGTACCCTCTGCTTGTAAGCCCGATGATTGTAAGGTTGGATTATTAATCAAACCAACCTGTCTGTACGACGTATCGGTTGGAATCACAGCACTCTCAGAGCCAGAGAACGCGGACGTTACCATAATAGAATTGCAAAATAATTCATTAATGGCAGAATATCCATGGCCGCGAATAGGGGAACCATTTTGATAAATTGCAGCGTTCTCTACAGCATTTTGGAACGCTGTTTTCTGACCAAGAAATGGAACCGGCAACCATGAAGTTGTTAAAAAATTTAAAATTACAGCAGAAGATAGATTATACATAAACTTCCAAACATATCCATCGGCAGTGTTGATGGGTATTACGCTAGTCCCAGATGGCTGTATAGTAGACGGGGAATTGTTATTATTTCCAATACATTTATATACACTATAACTTGAAGTTATAACGTAAAATTCTTTTTCGTTGAGGTCATTGTCTGTCGCCAAATACTTAGCATATGTTACACCAGTCGTCCAGTTTATTCTTGGAACAACAAAAGTTATACCAGATGGTATGATTCTTTTAAGCGCGAATATGTTTGTTCTTGTCTCAATTTCTTGTTCGTCGTTTATAGAACTAGGGGGTGGTGAAGATTCGTTGTCCCATGCCGTTTGTTTACCAAGAAAACTATATAAGTGTTCTGGACTGTTTTCTCTAGACAACGAATCCCAGAAATCTATAGCACGTTGCGTTTTAAACTGTGGTCTTGTTATAATTGTCATTATGTTTATCCGTTTGAATCTATGTCTGTTTGTTGTACTATTATATCTGATATCTCTGTCTGCGTTTCTATAAGTGATACAAACTGAACTTCACCGAATAATTTTAGACCTGCAGGATGCGCTATTCTAGAAACAATATCGCCCCATGAGTTTATTGATAAACCAGATTTTATTACGTATGAGAAATCTTGATAGAAAAAGTTATCTTGAAGTTTTTTTGTTGATGATAGATGTCCATCGTCATTAATATAACGGCCTTTATATTCAATGAGAGTGCCGACTGATATTATACCTGATGCGTTAGCGTCGCCAGACGAATTAAAGTCTGGGTATATAGTTAAATCGTTATTAGAATCATAATCAGTGTATTTTATTATTGGAAAGGAGTCCAGTTTTGCTTTAATGATCGACCCGCCAACTGCTGTTATGGATATATCAGCGTCATGACCCGTATTAGATATAACAGCGGCCGACGCTGACTGATAATTCTGACCGAATGATGTTAGTATAACTTCTAATATAGTCCCGTATTGATCAACTTTGGACACCACGCCGCCTGCCCCAGATCCAGAAGAGCCACCGGTTGGACTTATTTGTATTATGTCACCTGTATTAGATATTAACTCTTCTGCTATCAACGCGTTAATTTGCAGATTTAGAAAATCATATGAATTAGAATCGGCTGGATATAGCTGAGTGTTTAGAAGATCCATATTATTCCACGTATAATCAACTGGCAAATATAAAAAATTTTCAACTGAAGTCTGATTTCCATTATAAAGAAACCCACCATTGTCAATTGTTAAAGCTGAAATCCCGCCAGAACCAGCAAGCGCCACTTCACCGTATGATATTATTGTACCAGTAGCATCTTTAACAGAAAACGAATCGCCGACCGAATATCCAGTGCCGCCATTGATAATTGTTACAGCGCCTATTACTGGCAATATTGTTTCTACAGCAGTTAAAGTATCGTCTATTATTATTTGTACATTTTCTTCATATTGAAAGGAAGAAATAATATTAGATAATGTCAGTTCTATTATAGTTTCGTCTCTGTCGAAATATTCAATGGCGTCTTCTATTAACGCAACAGCACCAGATGTTAGTCCGACCACCTCTTTATTAATAATAGAATATATGTCTGTTATTTGGGTCTTGGATATCTTAATTGATTTTGGTTCAAACCATTTGCCGTCAGACGCCCTAAGAATGTCTACTTTTGGATAATAAAAATCAATGTCTTCTTGGAATAGAAACCTAAACAAAAATCGGTAAGAAGACTCAGTGCCTTTAATAGTATAAAATGATTTAATATTTTTTATTAAAAGTGCTTTATCAACAGGCATATCAGCCGGAAGAGTTGGAATAAGTTCATATTCAAAATATCTAACAAGAGACTCTATAGTGTTGTCTACGTCGTGATAGTTTAAAAAATTAGCTGAAACATTAAGAGTATTTTCTTCAGATTCTAACCAATTTAAATACGTTCTAACAAATTCCACAAATATAGGGTGATCCCTTTTGATATACGAAGGAATTGTTCTATTAATTATTTGCTCTGTTTTAGATCCTATAAACAATTTACTCTACACGCTCTCATCTGGTATTAATATAACATTTGATTCTTCTAAACGTATTAATTGGTCTCTATCGTTTGTATAGACATTATAATCGGTGTATACAGATTGTGGGTTTTCCATGTTTGCAAAAGCGCCAGGGCTTATAGTAATTTTAAGAAGTTTTCTAATAGAATCGCCGACAATAGAATCAATCTTAGTATTAGAAACAATAACTTTTCCAGAATTATAATCAACAGAACCAGCGTTTTTAGTTAAATATGTTATAGATCCAGTATTTGATTTTTTATATATGGCAACGGTTCCTAAGTTATGTGGTCCCGGGCCGCCAGGAATATCACGGAGTTTATAAGTAACACCATCCACGATAAACTCATTAGACACCAAAGAGCCAGGGTGTATAGCATTATTAAACTCGTACGTGTATGTAGATGATACGCCCGTGTATATTGTCCGTGATTTTTTCAACGATAGATTAGTAACACTATTTAACACCAGTTGTGACGAATTGTCAATGGTTTTTACTAATTTTGAGTAATAAACAGACTTCGTAAATTTTAACGCGTTAGTTGAGAAAAACAAAGCGATGGCATCTTTTATAGAATTACCAAGATCGGTCGACGTTGTGTTGTTAAAAAGTCTTGCGTTATAAGTCACTACAGTATCAACTGTTACATCTATATAATCAGGATCAACTATCTCTGGACGAATTGTTAATACCGAAAATCTATTAGTTAAGTCGTTCTTTATGATCTCTTTTGTCGTATTTGATAATACGTCTGACCCCCTTGGTTTTATTGCGGCGAACACTTTACCATAATAAGGCGGATCATTTGTTTCTCCGCCCCAAACGTGTATATCTTCAATATTTGGATAGTTATTAAGCATAATAGCTTTATAGTCAACCGAAGTTACAGCCCGATCTTGTGATTGGTAGTAGAATGGTGCAAGATATTTAATAGACTCTTTAGTTTCTCTATCAGCTCCACCAGACGAGCCAGAGACGGTTGCAATTGTAATATTAGAGGTGTCTATCAACGTTGATACTAGGTTGAATTTCTTAATACCATTGGCCTTATCGCCAGAAGATATTATATAATTTAAATTTATTACGTTATTGTTTTTAACAGAGTTGCCAACAACACCATCACCAAAATAAACTTCATAAAATTCATCGTAAGATTCTTGTAAAAAATAAACAAGCGTGTCACCTGTTAGGCTGCCAATGTTTAATTCTTTAATATATGTATATTCGTTGGTAACTTCCGATGCTGCTGTATCTTTGATATTGACGGTTAAAAACCTTGTGTCAACGTTCTTAGCTGGTATAACATATCTGGTTTTGGGGTTGTTGAGATTAACAGTATAACTATACGAAACAAATTGGCCTTCATACACATCAAGGTCAATTATATATGTGTTTCCGGTTTGTCTGTTTACCAAAGTGTCTTTTATCGTAGTAAAATAATACGTTTCTCCGGCTGTATTACTAGTAAATCTTGTTCCCTTTGGAACTGTATACTGACTGGGGTTTCCAGAAACATTAAACGAAAGTTGAATCCTGGCGTGTGCTGCTGATGTTGATCTTGGCGTATAACCAAGTTCTTTTGCTCTTGATGTTATTGATGAACGTTTTTCAGCAGAATCTAGAAACGATTCGCCTAAAGCGAAATTTGTGTGGACAGCATTATAGTGTGTAACATATGCCAAGGTATCGTTCAATACAGACAGCGCGGAACCCGAAAAGTCATAGTCAGTAAACGCCGGGTTGCTTTTAGCAAATGTTATAAAATTATCTCTAACTTTAAAAAAGTCTGCTTCTGATACTTTTAGGTCTGTCATTGTAGTGTGTTACCTTGTTCGTTTAAGCATTACTTCAAACATTTGCGGAGAAATGACATTTAAAATATTATAAAATATCTTTACAGACAATTCGCCCCTGTCATAATTACTATCTATATTTATATTAGTAATTCTTACACGAGGTTCTTCGTTTTCTATCGCAGCTAATATTTTATTTTCAGCAACACTCTTTGTTATTCTATTAAGTTGTTCAAACAATAAAGAATCTAATCCAGCCCCAAAGTCTGGCTGGAATGGCTTTTCGCCTCTTTGTGTTAACAGTATGTTCTTTAAACTTTGTTTTATGGCTTCTTCGTCTGACCTTATAGCAAGATCGTCAGTTAGTGGATTTTGTCTGAAAGATAGATCAAAGTCAACGTATGTAACGGTTCCAGGGTTAAATGCAGAGTATTTTAAATTATTATTCATTTTTCTATTGACATTCTGGTAAAACTGTATATAATCATTGTATCACAATGACATATTAGTTATATATTGTTATACTAGTTAAATATATTCAATCAACTGATCAATAGTATTTTGTACATTGTTCTCATCATGTAGAATACCAATACCACCATATCTGTTCCACTCATCAACATTTAAAGGTCTGTCATCAATAAGTATTTGAGCTTTAGCTTTGACGGAGTCAATTAATCTATATTTATTGTGTTCAACATGAAACCTATCATAATTTATATTTAATTGACTAAGGTGTTTATTACTCCATGAAAACTTCTGTGTATAACATCTTTCATAGTCTTCATCTATTGGAGCAGTAATAATACTAATGTTTCCATAAAAATTATCATATAGAAAACTTATTAGTCGCTTTGTGTTGTGAAGTGGTTTTAAATTATACCAAAACAAATCTTCATCTTTTAGTGTATCAATAAATTCTTTTCTTAAATCTTTTAGAAGTTTCGTATTACACCCATCTTGATATAAACCTTTAATCTCGTTAAATCTTGGGTATATCCTTTGAGCACAAGAACAAAAATCAGTAACAACACCATCCATGTCTAAAAATATATGAACTGGTTTTTTCCAACTTAAAAAACTATATTTGCTCTGCATTGCCATTGTTATCACCCTGAATCATAAATCTAACATTGTCTATACCAAAAGAAGATCTGTCTCGTGTATATCTTACAAACAGCTTTGGTTTATAATCTTCTGGTAGATCGTCTATATTATAAAAAATATTTGATCCTGTCAACTCATGATATCCGTCTTTATGCTTATTAAAATCAATAGAACCCTGAACAACACAATTTACATTGTTAATACCAAACTCATTACTTTTAACACTATCTTTCCCAAACACAGCTAATTGTTGTAGATCTTTACACTCTATGTTTCGCCATAGTCTAATTCTATCATCCCTGACAATATTAACATTATCTCTAATAGTTTCTACAAACGCTCTGACCTCTTCGTGTCCCTGGAAATCTATCATCCCTGACCATTGTTGGAAATGCCTTACAGTATCACCAGCTTTGTGAGATATAAAACAAACGGGTTTATTTGTAGAAGCGCATGTAAAATGAAAATCTGACTTGGGAGTTCCAAAGGTATTTTCTATATCAGATATATTATAAAAATTATCACCAACCTTTATACGTTTGATGTTTTTATCTTTTATCTTTTTCTTAATTGATAATATGGTTTGCTTTTCAATATAACAACCATTATTAGAACCCCTGCCGCCAAACTCTTCAGTTTTGAGAAGCGATGATAGAGATATAAGATTACCATTTACATCTAATAGCTTTTGTGGTATTCTATTGCTAAGGTTATTATAAGTAACATTGCTATATTCTAGCAGTGCGATATTACCGTCTACGGTTGTAAATGGTTTGGAATTTTTATAATTGTGTAGAAATTTCTCAAGCCGCCAATCGTATTTGAATAGCGCTTTTGGGTTGAGAGACGACATGTATCTATACCTCTATTATTAATATTTCAAATTGTAGAGATATTTATTATCGTGTCTATTTGGTGGATTCTATTCTGTTAGACAGATACTTAAGCTCGCGTTCTATTGTATCTATGCGTCTATCCAAAACTTGCGAGTCTTCGGTTGACTTCTGGTAAAGCCCTTTATTTTGTTTAATAGAATCTTTAATGTCGGCTAGAGAGTCCTCTAATATTTTTGACTTATAATTAAAGTCTTCTAGTGTAAACCTGGGTCGAGATGAGAATTCTCTTAGTTCTCTGGCCAGAGTATTGAGCTCGTCCTTAACGCCTTTAAACTCCATGTAATTTGATTCTAGTGTTCTGATACGTGGCTCGTATGCTTCGTATCGTTTCATGTTTTCTTGAATTGTCCACGTTATGAGACCAATAAACACCTGAACTAGAAAGATACCGATGGTGATCATCGTTTTAGGGTCTAAGCCATTACCTTTTGCGGTAAGTTGATTTGTATTCTGTTGATTTTTTAACATTAATGTTAAAAGATCATCGGTGGTGATTTTGTTATTGTTGTGGTGATCGCTGCGATGATCTGTTGTCATTGATGAAGCCCGCTCTTTTTTATTATTATTTAACAATATTTATTAAAAGTTGTTGACATTCATTAAAATGGTGTTATATAATATAGATATACGTTACAAAGTGAAAGATACATTATGATTTCAGAATTAAAAATGACAGACAGAATAAGAAAAGACTATGAGTTTTTCTGTAGATACGTATTTAACAAACAAGAAGACAAATCACTAAGCGGTATTATTATATCGCGGAAAGAACTAAAAGAACATATTGATCGGCTTTTAGTAAAAACCAAAATAATGCCGCATGCTATGTGGTATGGTGTTTGTAATTCTGATAATCACAAAACTGGAAAACGCGGAAAATATTTTATATGTAACCCAGATAACGTTTCATCTTGGGAGACCATTAAAGAAAACATGTTAAAACCAGAATTTAAAACCGATATACCAGACGACGTTAGAAAAAATCCAGAAAAATTGTTTAAATACTTGTTTACATGACGCTAAATGTTATATACAATTACTATATAATAAATAATACGTTGTGAGGATTATATAATGCTTTTTAATACAAATACTTCCATAAACACCAACAAAGTTAACAAAGAACATAAAGTTAACATTTATAACAAACACGTTTTTGCAAATTTACTCGCAAAAGAAAACATGACGATTGTTCATGATCCTTCAGCAAAAACTGCTTACATTGGAACAGATCGCGTTATCACTCTTCCAGTTTTAAAAGATATGACTGGTTATATGTATGACGTGTTTTTGTCTCATGAAATATCGCATGCTCTTCATACACCGCTAGAAGAATGTAAAGAGTTCGATAAGAATTTCTTTACATTTGTTAATATCACAGAAGACGCAAGAATTGAAAAACTAATCCAGAAGAAATTTCCAGGATTAACAAGACAGTACAAAGAGTTCTATACAACCATACACAATAAAGAATACGACTTCTTTGGTATTCACAAGGACAATTTGGATATTAGTAAACTATCATTAATTGATCGTATTAATCTAGAATTTAAAATAGGTGGCAGTGTTGATATTCCGTTCTCTAAAGAAGAAGAATACTTTGTTAATTTAGTAGAGAATGAAATTACATTTGATGATGCTGTAAACGCCGCACAGGAAATATGGGACCACATGGAAAAGAATGGTCAAATTCAAGAAATAAAACAAGTTGGTATTTCTATTTCTGGTAATAGTGGAGAAGCTGGAGAAGAAGATTCACCACAAAATGGTGATGGTGTTGCTAACAGCGATGATTGTGGTGACGATGATAAAACTTCTGCTGAAGATGGTGATTCTAAATATGATGTTGGTGTTACACAAGAAAGCTTTGAGTCTGGTAAAGAAACAATGCAACAAGATCAAAAATCAGCATCCAAAACTTCTATGCACTCAATAGATAACACAACGTTTTCTGATGTCATTAGTAAAGTTAAGATTAATTCAAATTTCTTCGGACAGGAAGAGTATTTTGAATTTAGAAAGAAAACAAAAAACATTCTAAATTCTATGGTGTCTAGATTTAATTCAAAAAAATCAGCAGACGAGTTTCAAAAGAAAAAGTCATCAATATCTGGAAAGTTAAACCCTAAAAAACTTCCTCTATATCAAATACGAGATGATCTGTTCCTATCAAGCGAAACGTTCCCAGATGCTGAAAATCATGGCTTCATGATATTGGTTGATTGGTCTGGGTCAATGACTTCTTGTATTAAACAGACAGTCAAACAACTAACCATAATAATAGAATTTTGCAATAGACTAAACATGCCGTTTAGCGTTTATGGTTTTACAAGTAAAAGCAGTTTAGAAAGAAAACATCAAAACGCTCTAGTTACTAGTGGATGTGATAGCGCTGTTATATTTGAGATTGTATCTTCTACTATGACAAGAAATAAAATTAATATAACACTATCTGCCCTTCTTAGCAAAGACATGGAGCAAATTCATACACCCGGTGGCACTCCTTTAGTAACAGCGTCGTTGGCGTTTGAACATCATATCAAATCTTTTATAATGAGGCACGGAAGACAAAAGAATAATGTGGTTGTTATTACAGATGGCGGATCGTCTGACTACATAAAGAACAATGGTGGTCGGATAATTTTACAAGATAGAGAAACTCTTAAAAATATTGAATTTGGAAATAACCGAACACAATACCTAGACGTGTTTGGTTACTTTAAACAAAAGTATAATCTAAATTCTTTAATAGGGTTTTATATTACAGGAACGTTTAATGCTGATTATATAAACCGGTATATGAGAACCAATAAACTAAACGATGATGAAAACAAACTAAAACACGAATTTTTTAATGATGGTGCTGTTAATATTGGTAAGGATAAACACTTTGACGATTATATAATAGTGGATCCTAGACGAATGAATGAAATATCAAAGATTAAAGAAGGCTTAAGCAACGTGCCAAGTTCGCCTGAGTATCTAACACCATCATCAGCGAATGCGTTACAAAATAAGAAAATTGAACAAGCCATTAAAAACATTAATACAAAATCTTTAAAATTTCTTAATGTTTTTATTGACATTGTTTCATAACTGTGGTATAATATAATCATATAAACAAAACTAAGTGAGATATATAAAATGACAAACGTAATTACTATTCCAATCAAAGACAAAATGTATTATCCCTGGGGTAACTATGATTTAGTTTCCAGAATTATCAAATCTGAGAAATTCTATCCAACTTGGGTTGTTGGCGAAAAGGGTTGTGGTAAAACCGCAATGATAGAACAAGCTTGTGCTGAGCTTAAGAGAAAGTTTGTTCGTGTTAACTTTACTTCTGAAACCGATGAAACACAGTTAATTGGCGGTAAGGGCTTAAGGGGCGGCGATACCTTTTATGAAGAGGGCATTCTTGTTAGAGCCCTACGTGAAGGCGCTGTAGTTCTACTAGACGAGGTCTCCGCGGCCCACACAAATAGAATTCTTTGTTTGCAGTCTATTCTAGAAGGCAACGGCGTTCTTATTAAAGACACGGCCGAATGGGTTAAACCGGCTCAAGGATTTCAAATTTTTGCTACTGATAATACAAAAGGTCTTGGTTCTGATGATGGTCAATACATTGGTGTTTCAATTATGAATGGTGCTTTTCTTGATAGATTTGCAGCAATGATAGAACAGACATACCCAAGCGAAGAAGTTGAAAAGTTCATCCTTTCAAATTATTACATTAACTATTGTGATGATTTTAAAAACATTGCAAACGATAAAAACAAAGACGAAAAGATTAAAGCTGGCCAAATGTACATTATTAAATTGTTAAAATGGGCAGGCCACGTTCGTGATGATGATAATTTTTCAGAACATGGGGCTACCATTTCCACAAGAACACTAATCAATATCATACAAGGGTTTGCTATTCTTGGTAACGAATTGGAACCAATTCAACTTGCTTGCAACAGATCTCCAATTGGTGAATCGTTGTATGATATATACGAAGCACTAAACGGAGCAAAGGTTGAAGTTAGACAAGCAAAAACGTATAGATCTACCGACGAATTTGCGTATACTTCGGCAATTGTCTAAAATTACTACTGCCACTATTATAATAAGAAAGAAAGAAAGAAAGAAACTAAAATGAAACTATCAGAATATACATTAAAGATGCTAGACAATTTCACAGACATTAACCCTGGAATTGTTATTACAAAAAGTGATCAAGGGTTTACACAACTAAAAACCATTGCACAGACAAACAAAATCTACAGCGAAGTTAAAGTAGACGATGTTTTTGAATACCCTGTTGCTCTTGGTAAAATTGCAACGTTACTATCTGTCATCAAGTCTATGGGCGATAATTATGACATTGTCTTTAAAGAAACTTACATGATTGTTTCTGATGGTAAGAACAAAGTTAAAATTGTGTATGCTAATCCCATCACAGTGTTTCATCCACCATCTATATTGAAACGACCAGAAACTGAAGTAACGTTTGCTCTACCACAAGCAGCTGTAGAAAATGTTCTATCAATGGCTCGTGCAATGGAACTTAAAGATCTTAAGTTTAAAACAAATTCTAAAAACGAAGTTGTGATGGTAACACACAATGCTGGAAACCCAGACTCCAACACGTATGAATATGTTCTTGAAGAGTTGACATCTCCAACAGAACTTGATATTGCTATTGCTACAGACACACTGAAAATGGTAAGTGGTGATTATGTTGTTTCAATTGCTCAGAACCGTAAGTTCTTGGTTTTGGACCACGCCGTTGACACAAGCCTAACATATATCATTGCGGCCACACTATCCTAAGAAGTAACGAGAAAGAGTAGTTTTTACCATGAATAGTAATTCACAACAGTCAAAAATTATACCATCTCTTTGGGTGGAAAAATATAGACCAAAATTAGTTAAGGACTGTGTGTTTCCAAAGCACATTAAGAAAACGGTCGATGCCATTGTATCTTCAGGAAACTGCGAACATCTTCTAATTGTTGGGTCTGCCGGCAATGGTAAAACTACTCTTGCTCGTGCTCTATGCAACGAATTAGATCTTGACTATATTTTTATCAATGCGTCAGATGAAAGAAACATTGATACTATTAGAACAAAGGTTAAAGAATTTGCATCTACTGGATCTCTATCTGGTAAGGAAAAAGCAATCATTCTGGACGAAGCTGACGGTCTTGGGTCAACAGCCCAACCAGCATTGCGTGCTGCAATGGAAGAGTTCCACTTTGTAAAATTCTTTCTTACTGCTAACTTCAAAGCCAATCTTATCAAGCCAATCCATTCAAGGTGTGTTACTCTGGACTTTGGATTCAATAAGAATGAAAAGCAAGATCTGATGGTTGCTACAACTAAACGCGTCTTGTACATTCTAAAAGAAGAAAATGTTGATTATGATATTGCGGTTGTAGCTGAAGTTATTAAAAAATATTTCCCAGATTTCCGTAGGTTGCTTAACGAACTACAATCATATTCAAGAACTGGAAAAATTGATGCTGGAATGCTCACAGCAATGGACAAGTTTTCGGTGTCGGAACTTGTTAATTATATTAAAGATAAAGATCTTGGCAAGATTAAACAATGGGTTGCTGATAATGAATCAACAGATCCAGCGCAATTTTATAGAGAGTTGTTTAATGAGCTTGAAGTAAAATTAACAACAGAATCTATTTGTGAAGCAATACTAATACTCGATGATGCTCAGCGTGGTGTTGCTATTGCAGCCGATAGAGCGCTTAATGATCTTGCAATGATTGTTCGTATTATCGGCCAATGTATGTTTAAAGGATAGTAAATATTATGGATTTATTCAAAGACGTTATAAGAACTTTAAACGATAAGTCTGAGAATATCATGGACACCGATATTAATAACGAAAAATATTATAGTCCGTATGTAGTAAATTCGTTCTTTGGAAAGTGTCAAGATTCCATATTTTTTGCGGATATGCTAAATCGTAGACCAGACATGCCGAACCAATGGCAATACTTATTTTATTATCATGGTCTACCAAAAGCAAGAAGGTTCTCTGGTAAATTTGAGAAAGATAGTTTTGATAAAAAAACAATAGAAAATATATGTAAATACTATAAATGCTCATCAAGAATAGCTAAACAATATTATAAACTATTACAAGAAGACGAGATTAAAGAAATAAACAACATATATAAAGAAACATGAAAAGGTAATATATATTATGAATAACGATGACGAACCAGACATTAACTATAACGATAAGTATCATACTTTTATGAATCTTGGTGTTAATATTGAGTTAATAGGAGAAGACAATTTCTTAAAGATAAAAGAGACATTAACTAGAATTGGTGTATCGTCTAACGCAAAGGGTGCTCTATATCAATCATGTCATATATTACACAAGAGATCTTCAGAAGATGAAAGTCTGTATTCTATTATGCACTTTAAAGAAATGTTTAAATTAGATGGAAGACCAGATTCCATAACAATTGAAGACGTTCAAAGACGCAATGCAGTTGCTAAATTATTAGAAGATTGGGGAATGTTAAAGATAATTAATGTTGACACAGTCAAAGAACAGGGTTATTGTTTATCTAACACTAGAGTTATTCCATTTAAAGACAAATTAAAATGGAACCTCGTTCAGAAATATTCTATGGGCCCTAATAATAATTAATTGAAAGATACACTATACACATGTCTAATAACAGAGCGCCGTCGTTTAAGACGGTTGAAGAACACGAATTTGAACTAAAAACCATTACAGATAAACTACATATGTTTTCTGCAAACGATCTAGCAAGGGTGGTTAAAACATGTGATCTATATAACGACTTGATAGACATCGCCGAGTATATTCTTTCAGAAACTCTCACAAGATATCAACTTGATTCTGACATAGTATCGCTATCAAACCAGTGGCTTGAACAACTAGAAATTTTATCAGAACAAACAGACTTCTTAAAGGGCGATCAGTCTCTACACTAGAAGAAGAAAGTATTATAAAATAATAGTTGACAACACACTTAGAAGTTGTTATACTAATAAACTGTTTATATGCGCAGAACTCTTCCTAAATAAACAAATTCAACAAGCAGGATATTAATCTATATGAAAAATAATAAATCGTTTTACACGAACGTACGGCAATGGGGCAACAACATCCTTTACGTTGGTTACGACAACGAAGGTAAAAGAATAGTAGAAAAGACAGATTTCAAACCAGAATTTTTCGTTCCGTGCGAAGAAGATTCTAAACACAAAACAATACACGGCACAAATCTAAGAAAAGTAAACAAAGATTCTGTTAGAGATGCAAAAGATTTCATGAAATCAATGGGAGCTTCATCAAACTCAAATATGCATGGATCTGATAGATATTGTAATCAGCTAATAAAATCTTTATATGATAAACGCGATGTAATTCATGATATTAGTATTATTAGAATAGCAGCCATTGATATTGAAGTATCCTCGTTAAATATGTTCCCAAAACCAGAGAACCCAACAGAAGAGTTTACATGTTTAACATATATTCAAAAATGGTCTAATAGAATAGACGTGTGGGTTAATAAAGAATATGGAGCATTCTCCTCTGAAAAGTTAAAACACATTAAACCAGAAGATCTAAAGAATTACGAAGTATTCTATCACGTATATAAAAATGAACGCGATATGCTGAGGTCATTTGTTACATATTTCTCTTGTAATACATGCGACATTCTTACAGGTTGGTATTCAAACTTTTTTGACGTGCCGTATCTATACGCTAGATTAAAGCTATTGTTTGGTGATTCGTTTGCTAAAATGTTAAGCCCATGGAAAATTGTTCAAGAGAGAAAGAAGAAGGTTAAAACATGGAGTGGCTTAAAAGAAGAAACCACATATGATATCTATGGTATATCATGTATTGATTATAAAGATTTATACCAAAAGTATTCGATGACAAAAAGACCAACTTATGCCTTAGATTATATTTCAAAGGTTCATCTTGGTAAAGGTAAACTAGAATATGAAGGTACATTATCCGATCTTCTTAGAAACGATTTCCAAACGTATGTAGAGTATAATATTATTGATACTTTAAGAGTGTTAGAGCTAGACGAGGAATTGAACTTCTTAGACCTTCTATTAACTGTTGCATATTTTGCGAAAGCACCACAATTCGAAGAAGCTCTTGGAACTGTTAAGTATTGGGAAACTCTGATCTATCATTATCTATCATCAAATAACATTCATGCTCCTATGAAACGAATGGGTAGAACAGACGACGTTGAATATGAAGGCGGTTATGTTAAAGATACTAAGAATGGGTTTTCCGACTGGGTAATATCGTTTGACTTGCAATCACTATATCCTAGTTTAATTAGGCAGATGAATGTAGGAATAGAAACAAAAGTAGATATTGATAAAATAGAAAATTGCAACGTTTCTACTTTATTAGAAGATAAAACAAAATTTAAAGAACAGATGAAAGCTCTTGACTATTCACTTGGTGTTAATGGTGTTTGTTATACGAGAGACAACCAGTCGTTCATATCAAAATTAACCGAACAGCTATTTAACATGCGATTAGACTATAGAGCACAACTTAAAATTGCTAAAGTTAAAAACGAAAAAGAAAGTTGTGAAGAATTGTGTAATACTATTAGAAGACTAGACACAATCCAGTGGGCTATTAAGATTGTGCTGAATAGTTTATATGGTGCTCTTGCAAACAAAAACTTCCAGTTTTATGATGTCTATAATGCCGAAGCTATTACGCTAACAGGCCAATTTGTCATTAGATCTATAGCCAACCACATCAACGAATATCTAAACGGAATATTAAAAACAACTAGCAAAGATTATATTATTGCAGTTGATACAGATTCTAATTATATTGAACTCAATGATCTTGTGAATAAGGTGTGTGGAGAAAATGCGTCTGACGAAACGAAATTGAATTTTGTTGACCGTTTTGGCGAAGAGAAACTAAAACCAGCTATAGCAGAATGCCTTGATGGAATTTACGAAAATCTAAACCATAAACAAAACGTTCTTAAGATGAACCGTGAAAACATAGCATCAACTGCGTTCTGGACTGGAAAGAAACGATACGCAATGCGCGTTCTTGATAAAGAAGGGTTTAGAACAGATGAGCTTAAAGTCACTGGTTTGGAAACTGTTAGGTCGTCAACGCCCGACTCGGTTAAACCTGCCCTGGAGAATATTATAAGTATCGTTCTAGCAAAAAACGAACAAGGTCTTCAAGATTTTGTTTCAGAGTTTAAGACCAAGTTTATGAAGCTAGAAGTTGAAGAAATTAGTACACCAAGGTCTGTGTCTGATGTTGATAAGTGGCTTGACACAGATGGTAGAACTTCTAAGTCTGGAACACCAATCCATGTTAATGGTTCTATAACATATAACAATAAACTAAAAGATATGAATTTAGATAATACATATGATACTATTAAGAACTCTGATAAGATTTTGTTTACATATTTAAAACCACAAAACCCTATGTTTTCTCATGTACTTTCGTATAGAGATAAACTACCAAAAGAGTTTGAGATTGAAAAATATGTGGATTACGATGTACAATTTGATAAAACATTTTTAGACCCAGTAAAAGGAATTTGCAATGCAGTTGGATGGAAAGCCGAATATTCAAACGATCTTGGAGAATTATTTAACTGATTTTAATATACGCGAGTTTAAAGCTCACTTGTCTACGTCTATATCATCGCAGATCAGACAGAACCTAAAGTCTAATCATAATAGAGGGTTTGTTATTGGGTCATCGTTGATGAGATGGTGTTTGTCTGATAATCCTAGAAGAGTATCTACAAACCAAGAACTTGAACCATTAAATACAGACATAGATATATTCTTAGGACATAAAGTAAACAAAGATCTTCTTTTATATCTTGATAGCACTCACAAAACTGTTAATTGCGGGTATGGTATATCTGTCTATGATAGAACCATAGAACACATTAACAGACCTTTGTTTACTAAAACATCTATTGTTGCTGACCTCGTATTATCTCCATCGCTAAGTTATCAGAGGCTTTCAGAGAAATTAACTAGAAAATATGTTATAGATTATATTGATAGAAGTTTTGATGTTTCTTTTAATGACTGGTATTACGATATATCAAACAATAAAATATCTGTTGGCCCTAATTTTGTTTTTACTCTTATCACCGGAATGTATAAACACGAAAAGCCAAAAGGATCAAACTTTAAACAAACACCGGAACGCCTTGAA